GTTTATTTTGCTAGGACGTATATAAAAATCGTTTCTCTTGATGAAGGTCTTGTGCCTTTTAACATGTATCCGTTTCAAGAAAAACTTATCCAGAATTTCCATGACAGCAGATTTAATATATGTAAGATGCCTCGCCAAACTGGCAAGTCAACTACTTGTGTATCATATCTTCTGCACTACGCTGTTTTTAACGATAATGTTAACATCGCAATCCTAGCAAACAAAGCATCCACTGCTAGAGACTTGCTTGGTAGGTTACAACTTGCATATGAAAACTTGCCTAAGTGGATGCAGCAGGGTATCATCTCTTGGAACAAAGGTAGTTTGGAATTAGAAAATGGATCAAAAATTTCGGCAAACTCTACTTCTTCGTCTGCTGTCCGAGGCGGATCCTATAATGTCATCTTTCTTGACGAGTTCGCATTCATCCCGAATCACATTGCTGATGACTTCTTTGCCTCTGTTTATCCTACTATTTCTTCTGGACAAAGCACAAAGGTAATTATCGTTTCTACCCCTAGGGGTATGAATCATTTTTATCGTATGTGGCATGATGCCGAAAAGGGTAAAAATGCATATGTTCCTACAGACGTTCATTGGTCAGAAGTTCCAGGTAGAGACCAGTTCTGGAAAGAGCAAACTATTGCTAACACATCTGAGCAACAATTCAAAGTTGAGTTTGAGTGTGAATTCCTTGGATCTGTTAATACTTTAATTAATCCAGCAAAACTAAAGAATCTTGTATATGAGGATCCTTTAAGTCAAAATGCAGGGTTGTATATTTACGAAAAACCAATACCCGATCATAATTATATGATTACGGTTGACGTTGCCCGTGGTGTGGGTAATGACTATTCAGCGTTTATTGTTTTTGATATTACACAATTCCCATACAAGGTAGTTGCTAAGTATAGGAATAATGAAATTAAACCAATGTTATTCCCTAGCGTCATCAAAGATGTTGCTAAAGGATACAATGATGCATATCTATTAATAGAAGTAAATGATATTGGAGATCAAGTAGCAAGTATTCTCCATTATGACTTGGAATATGAAAATATTTTGATGGCTTCAATGAGAGGTCGTGCAGGACAAATTGTTGGAACTGGTTTCAGTGGAAAGAAATCACAACTTGGTGTCCGTATGACTGCTGCTGTTAAGAAGTTGGGATGTTCCAATCTTAAGCAATTACTTGAAGATGATAAGTTATTGACTGTTGATTATGATATCATCTCGGAATTAACTACATTCTCCCAAAAACATAATTCATTTGAAGCAGAAGAAGGTTGTAATGATGATCTAGCAATGTGCTTGGTTATTTTCTCTTGGGTTGTAGCACAAGACTACTTTAAAGAAATGACGGACAATGATGTTCGTAAGAGAATTTATGAAGAGCAGAAAAATCAAATTGAACAAGATATGGCTCCATTTGGATTTATTGCAGATGGATTTGATGATAATACATTCGTAGATACTGATGGTGATACCTGGCATACTGATGAATATGGAGATAGATCCTATATGTGGGACTATAGATAATGGACTTTGAAGATCAAGTTGAATTAGAACATTTATTATTTCTTGATCGAAGGTGTAGAGTATGTGGTAAAGTAAAAAATTTACTAAGTGATTTTTATAAAACTAGAAAGGATAGAACACTAGCATCTTCATATTCATATGAGTGTAAAGATTGTACTGTAAACAGAGTTAAATCAAAAAAGAAGAAAAACGTTATCTGGGAATACCCTGATTGGTAGTTCATGCAGAGTTTCCCCGCTGAAAATAACCTTTTTAATAAATATCTTTAGAACAATTGGACTGCGAGGGTAAACAAGATGCCTCTAAACTTAGCATCTCCTGGTATTGTAGTAAAGGAACTTGATTTAACTATTGGTAGAGCTACTCCTTCTTCTGATAAGGTTGGCGCATTAGTGGCACCTTTCGCTCAAGGACCAGTAAATGTACCAACTTTAGTTGAGAATGAGAACGACTTACTCAACAAATTTGGTCAACCATATGCAACAGATAAGCAATATGAGAATTGGTTTACTGCCTCTTCTTACATGGCTTATGGTGGATCAGTAAGAGTTGTTAGATCAGACAACTCAATGCTGAAAAATGCATTTGTCGGCACTGCTGCTAGTGTAAAAATCAACAGCATTGAGCACTACAACGAACTGGGATACGACGAAAACACATTAGCAAATGTAACTTTTGCTGCTAGAAACCCAGGAACTTGGGCAAATGGCGTAAGAGTTGCCATTATTGACGGACTTGCTGATCAAACAATCTCTGGTGTTTCGACAACACCAGCTATGGGTCTTGCTGATATTACAATTGGTATGGGTGTTACCCAAGCAATTAGTTCAACTCTTGCTGGAAGTGGTTCAACCTCAGTTTTAGATGGTTATCTGAAGGGTATCATTACTGTTGTAGATGGAACTACTATCGGTGTTAAGGTTCTGTCTCATGTTTCGGGCATGAATACAGAGACTATGGTTGATTATCAGCAGTCTGGAGTTTATGAATTCTCAGCAGATTCCGTACTTTCAATTCATGATGTTGACAATGCCGTTGCTGCAGGTACAACCAATCCAACCGGATCTGCAATGGACTGGTTCGATGCACAGACAGTCGGTGTAACTACAAATACAACTGTAAATTGGAACAATCTTGCTCCAAGACCAGGAACCTCTGCTTTCGCTGCTGCTAGAAACTCTAGATTTGACGAAGTTCATGTTGTCGTCATTGACTCTATGGGTAAAGTCACTGGTAATGCCGGAACCATTTTAGAGAAGCACTTAAATCTTTCCAAAGCAAAAGATGCCGAATTCTCAGCTGGAAGTCCAGCATATTGGAGAGGATATCTTGCAAATGCTTCCAACTATGTTTATGGTTTAGGTGCACCAGCAGGAATTACTACTACTGGATTTAGTGGTGGATTCCAGCGTGCTGGTGATACTGGTTGGGATCAAGACGCAGAAGGAATTATCTTTGCTGCTACTGGTTCTTCAACTTCAGAGATGGTTGGTGGTAAGAACTATGGTGGTAAGGATGACCTTTCTACTAGTGGTGCTTTATCCGCAGGATTAACTGATCTTGCAGGAGGTTACGATTTATTCGAATCTACAGATAACTACACTGTTGATTTCCTCTTGATGGGATCTGCTGCAGATGAAAAAGAAAATGCTCAAGCACTTGCTAATAAGTTAATCTCTGTTGCAGAATTAAGAAAGGATGCAGTTGCTTTCATCTCACCATATAGAGGTGCTGCTTTAACAGATACTTCAAGTCAAACTGAGGTTACTGTTAGATCTGCTGCAGACATTACAGACAATGTAGTTTCATTCTACTCATCAGTTGCATCTTCTTCATATGCCGTATTCGATAGTGGATACAAGTATATGTACGATAGATTTGCAAATACTTTCCGCTATGTTCCTCTGAATGGAGATATGGCTGGTCTATGTGCTAGAACAGATATCAACAACTTCCCATGGTATTCACCTGCTGGAACTGCTAGGGGTGCAATCTTGAATGCAGTTAAGTTGCCTTACAACCCAACAAAATCACAAAGAGACGTTCTGTATTCCAACAGAGTCAACCCTGTAGTCTTCTCTCCAGGTGCTGGTATTGTTCTGTTTGGTGATAAGACTGGACTCGCTAAAGCATCTGCTTTCGATAGAATCAATGTTCGTAGATTGTTCATCTATCTTGAAGATGCAATCTCACAAGCTGCGAAAGATCAGTTGTTTGAGTTCAATGATGAAGTTACAAGAACCAACTTTGTAAATACAATTGAACCATTCCTCAGAGATGTTCAGTCCAATAGAGGAATTACAGATTACGTCGTCATCTGTGACGAAACCAACAATACCGCTGCTATCATCGATAACAACGAATTTGTTGCTGATGTATACATCAAACCCGCAAGATCGATCAACTTCATCGGTCTGACATTCGTCGCCACTAAGACTGGCGTCGATTTTGAAGAGGTAATTGGAAACTTTTAATTAACCTAGAGGTCTAAAAACAATGGCTACCAGAAACCAAATTAATAATATTCCTTTAAGGAAGATTACCGACTTTAAAAGCAAAATGTCGGGTGGTGGTACAAGAAGTAATCTGTTTGAGGTGGAACTTGCGTTCCCCTCAGCCGTTGCTGTTGATTCAGTAACATTAGACAAGTCAAGATTTCTTGTAAAAGCAGCAGCACTTCCATCCTCAAACATCACACCTTTATCGGTTGCTTTTAGAGGTAGACAGTTAATCCTTGCTGGAGATCGCACATTTGAAACTTGGACAATCACCGTCATTAACGACACTGATTTCTCCATCCGTTCCGCTTTTGAAAAGTGGGCAAACTATATCAACCGTCTCTCCGATAACACCGGTTCAACTGATCCTGCTACATATCAAGCAGATGCTTTCGTTCATCAGTTAAGTCGTGATGGATCTATTCTCAGATCTTATCACTTCTATGATTTGTTCCCATCGAACATCTCTACAATCGCTCTGTCTTATGATACAGAGAACATTGAAGAGTTCACCGTTGAGATGCAAGTCCACTGGTGGGAAGCAATTAAAGGAACTTCTAGCGCTGCTGGCGGAGAAGACATTAACTAAATAGTTGATAATAAGCAAGTTACAATTATAAAATGGCGAAACTATTTGGTTTTTCAATTGATGATCAAGAGAAAAAGTCTAAAGGCTTAGTATCCCCCGTTCCTCAAACTGATGAGGACGGGGTTGATTACTATGTGCAATCTGGATTTTATGGTCAATATGTTGATATTGAAGGTGCATTTAGAACTGAATATGATCTGATGCGTCGCTATCGTGAGATGGCTCTTCACCCTGAGTGTGATTCTGCAATTGAAGATGTTGTAAATGAAGCTATTGTAAGTGATCTGTATGATTCACCAATTGAAATTGAACTGTCAAATTTAAATGCTAGTGATAAATTAAAGGATGTAATCAGAAAAGAATTCAAATCCATCAAGGAAATGATGGACTTTGATAAGAAGTCCCATGAAATTTTTAGAAACTGGTACGTTGATGGTAGAGTTTACTATTTAAAAGTAATCGACGTACAAAAACCAGAAGAAGGAATTAAAGAAATACGTTATATTGATCCCCTCAAGATGAAGCATATTCGTCAAGAGGTAAAAAATGGTGATGATAAGCAACCAAGAGCAGTATTCAATAGACTTGTAAATAAGTCTGAAAATATTAATGTATATTCTGAGATTGAAGAATATTTCATATACACACCAAATCAACAATATCCTACTGCTGGAGCAGGTGGTAAAGGATCTGTAAAAATTGCTAAAGATTCTATTGCATATTGCACATCTGGTCTCGTAGATAGAAACAAAGGAACTGTTCTTTCATATCTCCACAAAGCAATCAAAGCACTTAATCAACTGAGAATGATTGAGGATTCTCTTGTTATCTACAGACTTTCAAGAGCACCAGAGCGTAGAATTTTCTATATCGATGTTGGTAATCTTCCAAAAGTAAAAGCAGAACAATACCTCCGTGAGGTTATGTCTCGCTATAGAAATAAGTTGGTCTATAACGCAAACACTGGTGAAGTTCGTGATGACCGCAAGTTTATGTCTATGATGGAAGATTTTTGGCTTCCTAGAAGAGAAGGTGGTCGTGGTACTGAGATTACTACACTTCCTGGTGGACAGAATCTTGGTGAACTTTCTGATATTGAATACTTCCAGAAGAAACTTTATAGAGCACTTGCTGTTCCCGAATCACGTATTGCTGGTTCTGGTGATGGTTTTAATCTTGGTCGTTCTAGTGAAATCTTGAGAGATGAACTCAAGTTCTCCAAGTTTGTAGGTCGTTTAAGAAAAAGATTTGGTAATCTCTTCAGCGATCTTCTCAAAACACAACTTTTACTTAAAAACGTCATTACCCTAGAAGATTGGGACAAGATGGAAGAGCATATTCAGTATGACTTCCTATATGACAACCATTTCTCAGAGCTTAAGGAAGGAGAACTTCTCCAGAATCGCTTAGCTCAGGTTGCTACAATTGAACCATATCTTGGTAAGTATTACTCTACTGAATATGTAAGAAAGAAGGTTCTCAAGCAGACTGACGCTGAAATCATTGAAATCGATGCTCAGATTGATGATGAAAT